GTATATCCCAGCCGCAGTGATCAGGAACGATATGCTGTGGCGTTCAATCTGTTTGCATTTGGCCGGTTTGGCTATGATCAAGTCACTCAACTGCACATCAAAAACCAACTCAATTCTCAACAATAATGAGTGACTCCATAAATAATTTGATGGATGACAGTCATTTATACGAACAACTCACATTGGAAGAACTGTTTCAAGAAGAGATTGATAACCTTCAAATGGCCATAGACGAATTGGATGATGAAGGGCTGACAGAAGAAAATCAAACCAAGATACTGAAATATCGCATTGTGCAAGAATACTTCCGAGCTAGAATAGACAGCCTCACGGGCCACACAAGCGTGAACCCACCCAAAGCAGATTCAACTCTGCACTAAAAATATTAGACTAAGGTAAAAAACTGGAGATTGAAGTCACCAAGGCCAACGCAAAAAGTGCAACTCCGCAGATGCCTGCCAGCACTGCATACACTGGTTCATATTCCATCCAGTGCAACTTGACCTTCTTCTTGGTGCTGCTCAACCAACGATTTTCACAAATGTTATAAGGTAACATATTTTACTTTTATTATATGGGTCAAGGCAGACAAAAGACACTGCTGATGTCTGCCACAACCGTTATGATTAGTTTTAAATTAAAAACTACTTCTTCTCAACACCATTAACAAATGCTTTAGTGAATTTCTCTACATTAGATTGAAATTCTTTCACATTGTTAAGGATGGCTTCAGGTTTGAAAGATTCTTGCACTTTTGCATTGAACTTTTTCATACCTTCCATCAACACTTGAGTGTTTTCAGCATATGATTGACCATTAGTCACGAACTCATTGAATTTTTGAGCTGTGGCAATGATGTCTTCAGCGGCAATTGTAGGTGCTTTGAATTCAGCAACCACTTGATCGCCTTCTTTTCTTAGGCTGTACTCATACTCTTGTTGTTTGATTGTGTAGTTGAACTCAGCGATTGATTTCGCAAGTCCTAATAGGTCGGCACGGATTTCGTAGCCGTTTCTTGTTGTGTTAGACATTTTGTTCTCCTTTTGTGTGTGTTTGTGTCTGTGTTACACCATTGTAACTTCAATAATATAACACTGCTATTTATCAAAGTCAAGAGAAAAAATTGTGCGTTGCAACATAAAATTTGACCAAAATCACTTTATATATAAATAACAGCACATAATGAATAGAATATTTGCAGTGTTATTGTTGGTGGGTATCAGTGGATGTGCAGGCATGCTGCCCAGCTTCTGGGACGACAATCAATCCAGAGCAATCATAGATGTGCGTCAAACAGTGCGTCACATCAACTGTGCGGAACCACACTTGCCACAGGCTCAAAAAATACAGCATCAGCTGGAATGGTTTCAATTGTACAGTGAAAGCAAAGGTTATCTGCAGAAAGATGTGTTGCAACTGATCCAACCCATGCAGGCCACTGTGGAGGATTTTGTTGTTCGCAGCCGTGGCACACAAGGATCCAAAGCCTACTGCGAAACCAAAAAACAACTGCTGGACACTCAGAGCCGCATGGCAGCTCAGGCAGTTTTGGCGAGATTTTAAACTATGGAACACATTGAAAAACTGAAAGAACTCACTGGTTGTGGACACGCTTGGGCAGAACAGCGTGCTCGCACTGCCTTACAATTGGTGCAATTCCGCGAACAGGGGGAGATCACAGATTCTGAATATCAAGAGCTGATGCAGGATCTCATACGCACAGATCAGCTGGATGCAGAAGCCACAGAGATGGAAGTCAAAGCAGCCTTGGTGGCTTGTGTGAGCATATTGGCCCAACTCACTTAAAATCCCATATAATTCGCGGTGTATTACCGCTTGACACACCCCTTGCAGCCTGTTACAATTAAACATACACTGTTTTTGATAGGTTTTAACGGTAAATACCTTGAAAGCATCATATGAAAAAACAGACTAGATCTATTCTGCAGGAATTGAACCACTTGTACAGATCCAAAGACCTGGATCACATCGTGGAAGCCAAAGGCAGCAACATCATTGAGAGTGCTATCAATTTTTTTCAAATGATCAATGAAAAGTACGATCCCGAAACTGCTCAAGAGTTGGAGCGAAGATTCATCAACTCAATCAAAAACGGCGACAGCAAGAAATTCAAGATGGGAGTGAAGAAGATCCAAGAAGGCGAGAGTGAATAAGCCTTATGTTTCTATATCATAAACGTCATACATTAACAGGACTTAATTATTTTGGAAAAACATACAGAAATCCATATGAATATTATGGATCTGGCACACGATGGACTAATCATTTAAAAAAACATGGATACAATGTGGAAACAATAAAAATTTGGAAATTTAAAAATTTATCTAAATTAACTAATTTTGCCTTAAATTTTAGTAAAAAAAATAACATTGTAAAATCAAAAAAATGGGCCAATCTTATGGAAGAGAATGGATTAGATGGTATCACACCAACTTTAGCAAAAAAAATTAATAAAGAAAGAGTTAAAAATAGAACCCATCATTTATTAGGTGGCGCAGTGACTAAAAAACAATTAAGGGACGGAACTCATCCTTCGCAAAATCCTGTTTCTATAGAAAAAATTAGACAAAAAACATTAAAACAAATAACAGAAGGTAAAAATCATTTTGCAGGTAAAAAAGGATCTATTTTATCAAAAAAAGTACAACGACAAAGAATTAAAAATAGAACTCATCATTTATTAGGTTCCTCACACAGCATGAAAGCACTTTCTAAAGGTATTCATCCTTCACAAAATCCAATCTCCATAAAAAAACAAAAATTAGCTGCAATTCAAAGATTAAAACAAGGAATACATCCAAGTCAATATAGCTGGACATGTAAATTGTGTAGTCATATTGGAAAAGGTAAATCAAACCAAAAACAACATAACAATAGATTTTGTAAAAATAAAAATAATGAATAAAATTAAAAATAATATGTTATTAGAAGGTGGTAATATTTTTAAATTACCAGATGGTTCTCCAGCAACTCAGGGTATTAAAAAAGATCAAGTATTACCCACCGTGCAATGGTTAGAAAAACTTACAGGATTAAGTTTAGTGGATCATATGTTAGGATCAACAGGTAAGGCACCTATCAGCAGTGATATAGATCTTGCAGTAGATGAAAACAAAATCAGCAAAGATGAATTAGTAAATTTATTAATAAAAAAAGGAGTAGACTCAAAAGACATTAAAAAATCAGGTATTTCTGTGCATTTAAAAACTCCTATTTTAGGTAATAATAATAACGGGTGGTGTCAAACAGATTTCATGTTTGGTGAACCCACATGGCAAAAATTCAGTCTACAAGGTGGCTTGACCGGCAGCGAATACAAAGGCATGGATCGTCATATATTGTTGGCCAGCATTGCCAAAGCATTGGGATATCGTTGGAGTCACAACTATGGTTTGCTCAATCGTGAGAGTAATCAGCCAGTCAGCAAAGATCCTGACAGAATTGCTCAACTGTTGTTGGGTGTGGATCACACAGCTGAAGATTTAGCGAGTGTAGAAAGCATTCATCGAATCATTCGTGGCAGATCTGATTATGAAAAATTAGTGGCAGATGCTGTGGAATCATTTGCCAAATCAGGAAAGCGATTACCTGAACACACAGTGGAAGGCAGCAATGTGTGGTTTAGAAACATGATGAATGTGGTGGGCAGATGAAATTAGTGGAATTCAAAACAATCACTGGACGTTGTGATATATTGCTGGAAGATGCAAGAATACATCACTTGGAAGACTTTGTGCTGTGGAATGGCAGTCAAGGAGCTCGTGAAGCAGTGGCAGCACTCAGTAACATCAATAAAAATTTAAAAAGTGTCTCAATCAAATGGGATGGTGCTGTGGGAGTGATCTTTGGAAGAAATCCCAATGGCGAATTCATATTCACAGACAAAGCAGGATTTGTGGCCAAAAGTTATGATGGCAGAGCTACCAATCCAGATGACTTAGGTGCCATGATACAAAATCGTGCCAAAGATGTGAGCAAGGCAGAGGATTATAAAATTTTTGCTGACAAGATGAAATCAGTGTTTCCAGTGGTGGAGTCAGCCACTCCAGAAGATTTGGAAGGTTATTACAAAGCAGACATATTGTATTTTCAACAGCCTGAATTGAAAGATAACAGATACCGATTCAAACCCAATGTGGTGACCTACAGTGTGACAGCCGACAGTGCTTTGGGCAAAAAGATTGCTCGCAGTGAAGTGGCTATTGTGATTCACAGTAAGATCAATGAACAAGGAGTCACTCAACCATTGCCAGAAGATTTGGGATTCCGAGGCAGCCGTTTGCTGGTGATGCCGCCTGTGACTGTGAGTGAACCAGTTACAGTGGACAACACTCAATTGGATCAGGTCAAAACGTTGTTAAATCAGTACAGTCGAGATATTGATTCTGTGTTGGATCGCAACAAGCTGAGTGCTATGAAAGTGTCAGACTTTGCACAAATACTGTACACCTATGTGAACAGTAAAGTGTTGAAAGGTGAGAGTGATTTGGGCCGAGATTTTGTCAAGTGGCTCACAACCACCAGTGCAGTGAGTCGCAACAAACAAGGCAAAATTGTGGATTATATCAAACAAGAAATCAAAGGATTCAATGCACTATGGAAGGTGTTTGTGGGCATACAAGCAGCCAAAGACGCAGTGATCAGTCAGCTGGACAGTCAAGGTGCTGATGTCACTGCCAGCATAAACGATCAGCCAGGTGGTGAGGGCTATGTGATACAGACAGCTCAAGGTCCAATCAAATTAGTGAACCGTGCAGGCTTTAGCAGACAGAACTTTCAACTAAATAGATAGTATGGTAAAAGCAACAGATTTCATGCCCATTAAAAAGATCAACATCATGGATCCAGCAGATGATCCCAATGCAGGTCTGGACAAAGAATTCAAACAGGACACCATGTTCAATCAGTTGGGCAAAGTGTTGGACAGCAGGGGCAATCCCAATCCCATCACTCATGTGACCACAGATGATGGTGAAAAACACCCCATCACAGCACAACAGGCAAAGGCACTGAGAGCATTGGCCACAGCAGAAAATATCAAACCAGCTGCGAAATTACAATTCACCAAGGACATTCAAACCAGTGCAGGCATCAAAAAGTTTTTGAGTCAACCTGACACCAAGAATTATGTGAGCACTTTTGTGGACACTTATATGAAGGGTCAAACTGCCTACACACCCACTGCCAAGTACTAAAACACCTCAAAAATTAACTGTAAACTAAATTTTGGCATCAGATGCCATAAATAATCACAACCAGTCCACGGAGCGTGGATTTGGCCATTAACAATGATAAAAGGAGAACAACAATGGCTACAGTAACAAACACAAACCAACCTGTGATTTCTTTAAATCAAGGATTGGGCGGAAAAACGCAAATCATAAACATTGCGAAAACCGACATGACAAATGCAGAAGTGAACACAATCTTAGTTGACATTGCTTACGATGGTTTTACCATCGCTGGCGTGACCACTGCGGATGGTTCAGCTTTCGTATCTGGCACAACTGACAACTTAAAAGTTGCACTTCAAGGCACAGCAACCTACGCAGCAGAGGGCTCAAACGCTCACGGTGTGACAGGTGCAGTGACTACAGTATTAGCAGTATTCTAATACTTTGGTCCAAGTGATTGGATCTACACACAAAGGGCGTTCAGGAAACTGGGCGCCCTTTTTTATTGACTGTTAAATACCCACAATATGTACCAAGTGTATTCACTCATAGACATCACCAAAACTGATCAGCATCGCCACAAGAGCAATGATCGCTGTGCTGTGGATCAGCAAAGCAACTACAATGTGTTTGAACAGTGTCTCATGCTGAGAAGCAATGTGAACATACACAGTCGTCCAGTGGCTCTGCACAAGGATGTGAAACAATTTGCATTTGGCAGCAGATATCAAGGCCAACAGATGGTTTGGTTCATGGAGTTTGACACAGATCAACCAGACTATATCA